GGGTCTGCATGTCTTTAATGGTGGCGTTAGCCAGGCCGAGCTTTTCAGTGGCCTTATCGCGCTGATCTTGGTAGGTGATGGCGTTGCCGCGGTAGTAGTTAATCGCCCAGGCCATGGAAACAAGCAGACATATAACGATAGCGCAGATGATTGCTGTTAATCGACTCACTGTTCTATCCCCCAGCACGTCAGCGCGCTTTCCTGGTCGCGGCGCTCAACCTGACCATAACAGCCATTCTTCTGTCCTTTGGTCAGGCGGCAATCACGGCCACCATCTTTAATCCACCAGCGGATAGCTTCACAGGCTCCTTTCCGGTCACCAGCATTGATACGCTTGTAGAACGTCGAGGGGATACATTTACCGGGGCCGATGTTGTACGGACAGAAGGAAGCAATGCCCACCTTTTGCGGCGCTGTCAGTGGGACCTTGATATTCTGGTCGACCCAGACAAGAGCTCTGTCTCGCTCAATGGCGTTCACTTTCTTACATTGCGCATCAGTAGCAGTCATGCCTTTTACGACGCGCTTGCCGTCGATAACTGTCACACCATGGCAAAGTGACCAGACACCACCGGGATCCATCACAGCAACGAGCGCATTGCCTTCTTTTTCACTGATGAACTGGTCAAATAGCACAGGGGCAGAAGCGCCAGCGGCGATCAGGGATAGCATGGCGGCGCTGAGTTTTGCTCTTGTCGATGCCATGTTAATTATCCTGTGGTGGTGCGGTGATGTAGCCCTTCTTAAGGGCCTTCTCGTATGCCTTGGTCTGGCGTCTTTTGAAGTAAAGGTTGGTCAGGTATGTGGCGATGCCGATAAGAAATCCGCCAATCACTGCAACCTTGTTCCAGTCGAGGTCGTGCAACCATTGCAAAATGCCGCCTCCACAAATAAGACTGCCGGACACGCAATACGAGACTGCGGATGCAATTTTGTCAGGCATATATCGGATCATCTCTATCTCCTCGCGTAATGGCGGGAGCTGTGTGTAAGGGGTCAGGCCCTCGGGACGATTTAACAAGCAGTCATGTCGATGATGGTTCCCGGAGCCTGAAATAAAAAAAGCCCGCTTTTGATAGCGGGCTAATGAGTTGACTATTTGTAAGGTAGGTGTGAGTAAGACTTATGCTCAGAGGTGAAGCTGTATCGGCTGATTCACTATCGGTCCAGGAGAACCACCGGGCATTCAGTTACTTCCCACAACTCAAAGCGTAGCAGCAGTTTGCAAAACCATAAAAAAAGGCCTGCGTTTTATGGCAGGCTCTCAAGGAATTTGAAACTTGTATTGTAGTTGTCATGGTGCCGGGTGCCTCCCGGTGACTCTACCCCAATCAGCAAAGCCGCGCGCATACCTGCAAATAGCAGTCGACTGGAACGCCCTTTCGCTTAGAAAGGATTCACCACAGAAATAAATTACGCTGAAATTATTCCTGCGGTCAATGAGATTAGACATCGCTTCCTGAAGGAGGTCTTACAAATGAAAAAACCTCGCCGAAGCGAGGCTATTTGAATTTGAGGCACCTCATCCAACAAACCACCCGAGGTTAATTGGATTTTGACGAGATGCTTTTGGATGAGCGCTGAACTCAAAGGTCAGTATTTTCACACAGCAATTTTGCAAAAAGCAGCGCCCATTCAAAACTGGGTCGCTTTTCAGTCACTCCGGGTAACCCATCATCGCAGACCGAAAAGCTTTAACTGGAGCGGGCAGCGGGAATCGAACCCGCATCATCAGCTTGGAAGGCTGAGGTAATAGCCATTATACGATGCCCGCATATGGTGCCGACTACCGGAATCGAACTGGTGACCTACTGATTACAAGTCAGTTGCTCTACCTACTGAGCTAAGTCGGCATTGGTCCGCCACCGGGGCCTCGAACCTCGTACTACAACATTTAGTTGCCGCTCTTCCCGATGAGCTAGTGGCGGTCTGGTGGCCCTTGCTGGACTTGAACCAGCGACCGGGCGATTATGAGTCGCACGCTCTAACCAACTGAGCTAAAGGGCCGGGAGCGAGATGATACATAAGTCAAACTAACCACGCAATATCAATGGTTTTTATGCTTGCCATACATCCAGCCAAGCATCATAAAATAGCTACTCAGCCGGAGAATGGTTAGAACCAGGGTTATCTTTAAGGATATTATCTAGAAAGACAGACTTGATGTAATCAATTACGTCTAAATATTTATCCTTGCCGCTCACGCTTGAAAATGTTTTTTCATCAAAAAAGCCCATACCTGTCACAATAAAAGTTATTAGGCCATTGACGAGACGAATATTGATTGTAAATGACTCAACCCTTATATCATTTTTAGATGAATCATCAAGGACTGTATTTACACTTACAGTTATACCATCATGAGGATGAACATTTAAAGAATCAGCATCGCTGAGTATACCTTTTGACAAAATGCTCACATACTTACGCTGATTCCCTTTGCCATCAACAAAACTCTCGCCAGGAAAATCAAAAGAAGCAATATATTGACTCATAAATTCGCGGAACACACTTCGGAGTTGCTCATCATGTTTTTCAATAGCAAGCTTAACTTGTGCCCGTTTCTCTTTGAAATCATTAAACGATGTCATATGAAAGCCTTTTTAAAATGCTAAAGGTAACAGTATTACATTTGGATGATAATCAGAAAACCCTACCAATAGACAGGGTTAAATTTTTATACAGGTAGTCTTTGCGGTTTTCCCATATGATATGCAACCCGGCTGCTTTTGCTACCGTCTTCCCAGATCGTGGTGTTTTCGGTAATCATTAGGATTACCCAGCCTTTAGAAAGACCCAAATTGACTTGCTCAACATCCTCAACGATCCGTACTTCTTGAATCTTGCTTAACAGGCTTTCATCTGTGCTCATCAACTGACCCTCAGTAGAAAAAACACAACATATCAAACGAGCGGTGTAAATACCTTGCTGTAGATAAAAAAACCCGCACTTAGGCGGGTTTAATGTCATGCGGGCGCTACATCCCACGATTTAAATACTACACGACAACTTCGGACAAAATCAAGTTTTACGTTGTTAAAATTCTAAATATTGCTGCCTTCTTCCCTTAAATTGGTAGCCACCTGAAACTCCCTTTCTGCTTTCGTCTCTTCCTGATGGCAGATGTCCACCAGAACCGTCAGAAAAGGTTTCCAGTTACGAGTCCATGTTCTGACATGCAGATCCGGGACACGCTTAAGTATCGCTTTATAGGCAGCTGTAGACGGTACCGCAGAGAATCCATCTCCACCGCAGCGTTCGCAGGTTTTAAACACCGGTGCGCCGAGGTCTTTGGACGCTTTTCGGTCGATCACCTCACCTTTACCACCGCACCTGCAACGCGCATTAACCACTTTCTTTCCTTCACACGTTCCGCAAACCCTTTTCACCAGTTCATTCTTTATCTTCGGGGCCACAACTTCGGTACCGTCGGCATCGAAAATGCCGGGGTGTTTAATCACATCCTCATTCCCGGAGATAAACCCGGTACCACTACAGCTGTGACACGTCACGCTGGTAGCCGCCGAACGGGAGTAATCAGCAAAGGCAAATTGCGCCAACATCTGCATACACCATCCGAACTGTCCACCAGCTGCTTTGCGAACATTCTTTGGTGCGGCTTCAATCGCATATCGCGCCAGCGCCTGAACTGCGAGCTGTTCATCCGTTTTGCTGATTCCCGCTTTACCGAAGAATGCCGCCAGGCCGAAGCGCGCACGGCTGGTGGTAGTGCCAATCGCCGTCATTACATCTGTTCCTGTAAGGCGGTCCGGAGAGGTTCCTTTCACGTCGTCGCTGATGTGCATTCCCTGAGGACTGAAGTGTTTTAAGGATGCTTCCAGTTTCATTCTTCACACTCCCCTACCAGGTTAAGAATCACCGCTGCGCCGTGGTTCTCCATGTATTGGCCCTTTTCACTTTCAAGGAACCAACGACATACCTCGATAGCTTCAGCTCGCGTCACGGGTTTGATGGTTGCCAGCAATTTTTCAAGGTAACGCTCACGGTCATGTACGGATTCATGATGATCGGAGTAGCCGTATTCGTGTTCGAGCTCGTTCCCGGCAGTGTTGCGCGCCCAGTAAAGCCAGTCCCAATAAATCAGCTCACGGACTACATCCGAAAGCGTGTGTGGCTCTGGCAAAACATCACGATAACCATCGACAAATTCCCGGCGCTGATCGTCAATTTCGTTAATACGTCCGCCGCTAATGCTGCCAGCTTTCCTCTCGCTCAAAGTCCAGCCCCAACGGAGATCGTCGATAAATTTCAGGGAAGACTTGATTACGCGCTCGGCTTCCACATCTTCGAGTGCTGCCTCATAGCTGCCGAACGTGGCCCTGACTGATGCTGCTCTTTTGATGTTCTCCCGGGCGTTCTTGATTGCTTGTGCCGGGTTATCCATTCCGATGGTACCGAAAGCAACCTGGAAAGGATCGCCACCATTCGCCAGCAGATAACGCGCGTAACGTTCCTCGGCCTCTTTTGGGGAGATTTTAATTTTCTCCAGCGCGGCTTCGGCTGCGTCCAAATGTACGGGTTCGTTCAGACAAATAACCTCCAGCACCCAAAGATAAGCGTCAGTCTGCTTATGCCCGGTGATTCTCCGTTGCTCGGGCAGAGGCTTGATGTTTGCGAGGGCGGTGCTGTGCGTTTCCGTCGGAATGGTGAAAAGTGTCTTATGGTCATTTTTGTCTTTGCGCATCGTTATACCCTCGTCACGTTGCTGGCTTCCCACTCGAGATCAAGCTCGCTTTGCGGCTTACCGACCAGGTAGTTAAATGGTTTTTTCTCGCCTTCCAGGAACTGGTGAGAGCGAGAGTCGAAATTAGCTCCGATGTCACCGATCCACCCTTCCCCTTCTCGTTGCTTCAACAAACGAATCATTGAGGCGGGAAGATTGATTGCGGCTTGTTCGTCTTTGTCGAGGCTCTCATAACCCATGCGTTCAGCTTTTCTCTGCGCCAGCTCGCGGGGAATGTTGCGCCAGACGGCCATTACGTTGTCGGGCATATCCGTTAAAGCACCGGTGCCTTTTACGTCCATTTTTCCTGTTGGAGCGGAGTCGTTTGTTTTTCGGGCGTGGGTAACCAGCAGGACGTGACAGTTGTGCTCATTCTTGAAGTCACACAGCGTATCGATGAAGTCCTTCTGACCTGTGTAGTCTTCTTCGTCCAGTCCGCATTTCGCCAGGTTATCTATGACGAAAAGCTCAATGCCATAGCGACGCCGGGCATAGGCAAAAATCTCAAGAAGCCGGTCTGCTTTGGCCGTTCCGGTGAGTTTGAATACCCAAAGGCGGTCAGAAAACCATTCGTTAGTCATAATGATTTCTTCCCGCTTCGGTGAGGAAGTACAGATGGTTTGCCGCGTGAGTCGGGCAAGCATCTTGCCTGGTTTAAGCTCCAAAGAAGCAATACAGGTCCTGACGCCCTGACTCATCGCATCAATCGCAATATGTCCAACGAGCTCTGTTTTGCCATGCCCATTCACGCCATTTACGAGGGTCAGCTCACCGGCACGGAACTTAAAGTTGTTGTTCAGCGAAGCCCATGGGCTTGTAAACAGGCCAGTATCCCGATGTTCGAATGCCTCGATAGTTTCCTGAAGCAAATCCCCTGCAGAGCAAAGCTCATCGGGATCGAAGAATTTGGCTCGCTCCATGAATTCCAGAATGGAGTCGCTGTCCATCCCGTTCATCAGGCAATCGTTGATATCTTTGTGCGGAAGTTCAACCATGCGGCAACGATGCTCACCAAGACGTCTGGCGATTTCTTTTGCAGCTTCACGGCCTACATCGTCGTTGTCCAGGCACAGCCAGATTTCCTGGAAGCGATCGAGATTGTGGTATTCATATTCAATCCACTGCTGCTTGGCCCCCTTCCCACCGCCAAATGGAACAGACAGGGCATCATAGCCAAGCTGCGTAAAAGTCATGCAGTCAATCTCACCCTCGCACAACACTACCAGACGGGTGTTTTTATCCAGTGCCTGCCAGCCAAACAGGCATGGTTCACAATCAGCTTCAGCCATGATCAGCTTTTTGCCGTTTGGCCGTTCGGTACCAATACGTTTTATCTGCAGCAGTTCGCCGTTCCGAATGTACGGGAATGCCACTGCAGGCACCTCGCGGTTTTCGTCGTGGTACCAGACCACCGCGTCTGTCACTTTAAAACGATCGGCTGTTTCTCGGGTAATGCCACGCGAAGCAAGGTAGTCGTAGCATTTGCTGGCCGATTTAACGCCCTTCCTCGTCGGGCGAGAGAACGTTTTTTTCTTTGCTTCGAAGTGGTGGTCGTCGTCTTTCAGGCCAAGAAACTCTTTCGCTTCTCGCATCGCATCATGCAGCTGACAATTACGCACCAGCACCCAGAGATCCAGCAGATCACCGCTGTCACCGCTGGCGAAATCAGCCCATGACTTTTTACCACCGATATTAACCTTGAGGCTTTTACCTGAGTCACCGTTAGTATTGCCGGCACACCACTCTTTCCCCTCCAGATGTCCTTTCGGAAGGAGAAATTTAGCTACGCGCTCGGCGTTATCCCATAATTTTTCTGAGAGTTCAGCAGGGGTCATTACACACTCCTCAAATCCAATTTAACAAAACACCACGACACAAAGTCCTTGCGCAAAACACCATGGTTGTATCCGGCCACAAGCAGTCTTTTGATGAGTGTTTTCATTTACGTTGTCCGCCACGACTCAAACGCTCAATAGCAGCCTGATTAATAAAAATCTCAGATGAACCGTCATTTGACGGAGTGAACCATGAGTTTGATGCTGAGCCTCCCGGAGTGGAGGCTCCTGAAGAATTCGACGTTACGACTGGTTTCTCATCATTCCAGCGCTCACCGTTCAAATACGTAGCAGGAAGTAACTTGTCGAACCCAAGTTGCTGCGCCCTAGCTCTTATTCGAATGTCATCAGCTAGCAGTGTGGCGAAGTCCTCTGGTGTGCCATGGTTAGATTTTTTCCATTCCTTAAATTTTGTTTGAAAAGCAGACCTAGCCTTGACCTTTGCATCCTTACGAAGTCCAGCCATCCAAAAGATATTTTCAAATGCTGCTTCAACTGGATCACCGCTGTCGTCCCCATTCTTTGGTTCTGACTTTTCCTGCGCAGGTAAACTTTTCTGTTCATCTGAAGCATCACCATTTGTCCGAGGAAAATCGGACATTGTATTTAGTTCCTTTCCTTTCCCTTCCTTTCCTTCCTTTCCTTCCTTCCTTTCCCCTTGGTACGCGTCATCATCGCGTGGTTCACGCGTGCCTATCGCGCCACAACTCGCATCAGATAAGGGTTTCAGGATTTCACAGCCAGAAATAGCCGGAAGCTCAGATTTTGACTCTTTATTGTTAATAACCTGGTGGTTTTTGAACGAAGGAATCACGCCATACTCACCCGTGTTATTAGCGTACTTAATGAGAAAGCCACGCGTATTTAACGCGTGAAGTACGCGTGACATATCAACTTCGTCGTAAGGAAGAATCGCAGCTTTAAGCCTTAAAGGCCGCCATTTAAAGCGACCTTCCCGGTCGCATTGAGTCCAAAGACCTATAAAGGTCAGGCGAACTGGCAATCCTGTTTCTTTCTCAAGTTCGAATAACTCATCATGCAGGAAGAATTCGGGTTTAATTGTTCTAATGCGCGCCATAGTTCCCCCTTTCAGAATGGAAAGAAAGGACCATGTAATAGACTACGAAGTATCGTCTCTTTTTTATGAAGCTCTGCTTTTCAGGTTTCATAATTACGCTTCTCCATTTCTCAGGTCGAGTAAGTCCCCAACCTGATGGCTGTATTTGTTCTAATAGCGGGTAATAAATTACTGGTTCAGTTTTTCTTGCGTCTGGCTTCTCTCAAAACTGAATCAGCTTCACCAGCGTTGAATTTCAATGCAGCGGCAATACCAGGGAGATACATCAGCATTTCACCGATATTGCGGAGATCTTCTCTAGCTGATTTATCATCGTAATCGGCATTATCACATGCCCAGAAAATCACGTTCCCCATGGAGCTGAGACCAGACATGATTCCATCAAAGGCATCATGAGAGTTTGAACTTATTTTATTGAGTTCATCCAGTGATTCATTCCTTGAACAGGACCTAGTGAGAATTTGTTCAATCTGACTCATGATTAACCTCCGCGTCCTTCACTGACAGCCAATGGTTTGCGTACTTGAGCAATTTGGGCTCTTCAAGATTGTCTAGCTTATGGCCTCCATGCTTTACAGCTTGTTCCAGCCAATCTTCTAACAGTGTGAAAAAACCAACAATCTGTCCTTTAAGCGCATCCTGTTCGTCAGTAAGTCTCCCGGCAGAAAAACCTAAGCCACACATATCCATGACAACAAACTGTAGATTGCCTCCTAACCCTCTCCCATTCTCACGTAAATATTTGAGGTAAATCATTCCAAGAGCCTTTCCTGACTCACATCCGCCAAAATAGCCACCATCTCGCGGAACGCACCAAGAGTTGTAGCCTGGTTTACCCTCTATTCGGTCCACAAAAGGAAGCCTGGCCCAAATAGAGCTACGATTTTTGTGAAACTTGAGTTGAGTTGATTTAGACATTGGCCGCCTCCTGAATAAAAAGGCGACCAGTGGAAGAGAAAGTGTAAAACTGCATAGATGCCTTACAAACATCAAAACCAGATGATGCTTCGACAATCAAACTGCAAAAGTTTGCAAAAAAATCAGTTTGGTTTAATACCAGGAAGCAACAATGATATTTTTTTTCAGGGCGAGTTTGGGTATCATGATAACATGCCATAATGTAATCCTTAGTTACGTTTTGGTTAGAGGCCCAGCCCGGACGGCCATCCGGATGGGCTTCGCACTGCACTAGGTGTATTTCACCTTCACTAAAAAGGCTACTCCATGGTGAAATACACCGCAAGCCTTTTTTTAATATTTTTTTAGCGTATACTGACATACACCTAACCCAAGGAGTGTCAGTAATGGCAACAGGTGCAAAGAACGCGAAGTCGCAAATGACCACTGTACGTATTCCCCATGATGTGATGGAGGACATAGAGTCACTCAAAGAGGATGGCGAGAGTACCGCTGGTTTTTTAGTTACTGCAGCAAAAGGCGAAATCAAGCGTCGGCTACGCAAGAAGTCTAAAGGCGATCCAGAATCGTGATCGATCTGACTCCCAAAGGCAGCGTTCCTAGCGCTGCCTTCTTCCTGAACAGAGTAGCCAATAAGCATTAGCGAACCTCCAAAGATTTACCGCCGCCAACGAAATCCAGATTCAACTGACTGAGGCTTTTTACCAGAGATTCCGCTTTATTTAGCAAAACCAGATCGTCCTGACGTTTACGCAAACGGCGGCCAGCGTCACTTGAGTCTTCATCTGATACCTTACGAGCTCCCGCTACAATTGCCTGCAGTTCTTGCACTGAGTAATTAAGGTAGCCATGAGCCTGGCGATCTAACTCTTCCATGTAGTCGTAAACCTTGGCCTGCAGCTCATAGCTATAACTCATTGCCATCAAGCAGGCCTCACGTTTGGGGTACTGGTAGCAGGGAAGCTCACGCCCTGTGCTATCAATATACTGAGCCAAAAATTTGGCTGAGTATCCCTCACCCAAAACCTTCGGCGATTTGGCAAGGATGTGTTTGTGTTGAATCTTCGTATAGCGCTTGCATGGGAAAGTTAATCCTTCTGCTTCGGCTTTCGCTTTACGCTCGGCATTGATGTAATCGACCATTTCTAAGCTACTCATAGTCGGCGTAGAAATGCCGTGCTGACCGATTTTAGGTTGAGCGAAGTCCTCCCCAGTCGGGGCATGAAATTTAGTCATGATGATTTACCTGTCTTTAATTAGCTGATAGCTGTCGTGACATTCAGATCTTAACCAGATGTTAATGCAACGGCACGCAACAAATACACATAGGGGGTTCTTACTCAGGCAACCTCCTTACGCGATTCGTCGATGCGCTGGTTAATCCAGTCATCGATTTCACTTTCGACAAAGGCAATGGAGCGGCAGCCAATTTTGATAGAGGATGGGAATTTACCCTGACTCATAAGGCGGTATAGCCAAGCCTTGGAGTAGCCGGTTCGGCGCTGAACTTCAGACAGACGAATAAGTGATTTACTAGGTTTTAACATACTCCCTCCAGTTTATGTGAGTTGCCATTAATAGAAGACAGAACACGATGGAGGGTATGTAACTAGTTTTGAAAAAATTATGCATTGCATGCAAAGTGATTTTTTTGCATGCAATCATATCACATTGATTTGTATTCCTTTTTACACATAGCGAAAATACCATTGACAGTTCTTTCACTTAAACCAGGTATCTTTTTATCAGCAATGCGTACGGCAAGATCACCTTGCGTCCATTTCCTTGCGCTTGACGAGGTTATCTCATTTAAGGCAGCCCCTAGAGTTGTTAAAACCAATTTCTCAGGTATTTTTGATTCGTCTTCGGAAAGTTTTCGTTCAAATAAAGACATATTAACTGGGGACATACCCAGCTCGCATCCTACTGGTAACCCGCCTGCAGGAAAATAATGTTTTTCATTGAGTTTAAATTTGTCAAGAATATTAATTTTTGTTTCCGATGAGCTGTCTGAATTCATGTCACGGATGTATTCATCATCAAATTTTTCTTGTAAGTTATAGAACTCACCATCACTTCCCCTTAAAATCACACCATCTAAGTTAGTAAGCTCCTCCATTTCTCTTTCTCTATTTTGTTGGATTAGCCACATTACATCAATTCTTTCAGCCCCGAGCATAGGAAGTTCGTAAATAGTTTCCTTGAGGTAACCTATCCCACCGTACCCCCATTCAACCATTTTTATATTTTCACAATAGTAAGAAAATGTTTTTTGATGTTCAGAAAGACCGCTACTTGCCTCAGAGGCAAGAAATTCTTCGTAATATTGATAAATGTATTTTCTTTCCTCCTCTAAATATCCCTCATCTTTTGAACCATCATTTCCATAACGGAAAAAACTTTCAAATTCAAAAAGTTTTTTTAAACGTATTCCCATTGGGGTTTCTTTCTCATACATTTTCCGAGCAATGTACTTTTTATCAAATGGAAATTTAACTGAAAGTATTAATTCTCCTTCAAGAGCAAGCTCCATCAGATCTAAAGCATTCACTGGCTCATCAAGAGCAATTGACAACCTAATCGCGGCCTCGTTTAAATCGACCCACTTTTTAACCTTTAGTAGTTTACTTTCTATCATTTAACGCCTCCCTACAGGCGAAAAAAAATTTCTAGCTGATCGAATTCATTTTTTAATGTAGTGATATAAGTCACATATCCCGATTATCGTCTACTGGAGTAAACATGTCCAGAATGGACTGTGCATTTATACAGTAAATATTCATGCATTCTTTTTTTGAACCACTACGCCAAGTTCATCAAGATAGTCCGCATACCATTGAAGCATCTCACGTCGCCCATCAATGTACTGAGCATGATTATAGGTACCACGTATTGTGTTTCTGTCAGAATGTGCCAGCTGTGCCTCTATCCAGGCAGAATTGAATCCCTGTTCATGTAACACAGTGCTCATGGTATGCCTGAAGCCATGGCCAGTAGCTTTGCCGGCATAGCCGATACGTTTAATCACCTGGTTAATGCTGGCTTCACTCATGGGCTTACCTGCGTCATTACGCCCCGGGAAAACATACTTTCCTCTACCGGTAATCTCTTTGAGTTCGAGCAACAGCTCCTTGGCTTGTTTCGGTATAGGAACGAGGTGTGGGCGGCGCATCTTCATGCGCTCTTTTGGGATTAACCAGAGATCTTTGCTCAGATCAAATTCATGCCACTCAGCAGCACGAAGTTCGATGGTTCGGACACTGAGGTACATGAGTAGTAATGTCGCGATGCGGGTAATTTTACTGCCGCTATATGCGTCGACAGCTTGTCTGAAAGGACCAAGTTGAGCTGGTGAGAGATGAGGGAAATGTTGCTGTTTGGGGGATTTCAGAGCTCCTGCCAAATCAGTGACTGGATTGTACTCGGCCCTGCCGGTGATGACAGCATAAGTGAATATCTGGCGGCAAGCCTGTCTCGTTTTCTTGAGCTTATCCAGGACACCCCGTTCTTCCATCTTCTTCAGAACTGAAAGCATGTCCATTGGTTTAATATCGGTAATAGCTTTTCTACCGATATAAGGGAAGATATCTTTTCGCAGATATTCGAGAATATCGTCAGCATAACCGGAAGACCAATTCGGTTTCTTATGTTCATGCCATTCAAGTGCAAGAGACTCAAAACTGTTATTCACCGCGAGTATTCTGGCTTGCTTCTCCGCCTGCTTAACCTCAGACGGATCTTCACCATTAGCGAGTAATCGCTTGGCTTCATTTCGCTTATCTCTCGCCTCAGCGAGGGTTACATCAGGGAAAACGCCAATAGACAGGAGCTTTTCTTTTCCTGCCAGGCGGTACTTCAGACGCCAGTATCTGGAACCATTCGGGTTAACTAGCAGGTACAGGCCACCGCCATCCGCCAGTTTGTAGGGCTTGTCCTGAGGCTTAGCTGTGCTTATCTGGCGTGCCGTTAACTTCATTGGGGGTATCTCTTTCCATTGAACCTGTATATACCCCCGAATGTACCCCCACTTCGCTGTGGATTTCAATATAATTTAGTAGACGTAGGGAGAGCGAGATTTAGCTGAATGGCTTGGTGTTACTGGATTGAGTAGACTTTGGGAGACGTTAGTAGAAGTGATAATGGCACGCCCTGTAGGATTCGAACCTACGACCTACGGCTTAGAAGGCCGTTGCTCTATCCAACTGAGCTAAGGGCGCACTGAGAAGC